TCATTGACTTATCAGAAGTTTTGAATGATGACATTAAGTATAAAACACGAAAACTTCAATTTACTTTTACAGTTCTGAAAGGAAGTAAATATTGGGCATCAACAGTTGCTGATGTTGCAAATTACCTTCATGGTAAAAAGTTAAGAATTCAGATGGATTTTGACCCTGCCTATTATTACACAGGCAGGTGCAAAATCAATTCATTCAAGACTTCCAAAAGGTTATGCACCATCACAATTGATGCTGAATGTGAACCTTACAGACTTGATATAAATGGAAATGGTGAAAAATGGTTGTGGGACACATTCAGTTTTCAGAATGGTTTCATCAGGGTGAATGCAGTCACAGTCAATGGTTCATTGCAGGTCAACTTGCAGAACCAAAGAAAGATTGTATCACCAACATTCACCTGTTCAACAGCAATGACTGTGACATTTGATGGTGTTACATATAATCTTCCAAAAGGAAAAACACAGGTTCTTGGAATCAGACTTCAATATGGAACAAATTATGTGACATTCAAAGGAAATGGAACAGTCAAAATTGAATATCAAGGGGGTGCATTATAAATGTATCGTGTATATTGTAATAATTCCCCTTTGTATGATTTAAGGGATGAAGACCTTGTTTTGATTTCCCCAATTGTAAAGATTGGGGAAAACACAGCAGGGTCTTTTGAATTCAGTATTCTTCCAAAACATCCACACTATGAAGAAGTTAATGAATTGACTTCAGTCATCACAGCTTATGATGGTGATGAAGAAATCTTTTGTGGAAGGGTTGTGGAAATTACAAAAGATTTATACAACAGAAAGAAAGTCATCTGTGAAGGTGAACTTGCATATTTCAACGATTCTATTCAAAGACCTGCAAGATATCAGGGATTGACAGTCAGGGGTTATCTTGAAACCTTGGTGAACATCCACAATCAGCAGGTAAAGAATCAGGGCATTGATAAAACCTTCAAAGTTGGTGCAGTTACTGTTCAGGATAAAAATGATTATGTTTACAAATATACCAATTGGGAATCCACATTGGAAGTCATCAAGACAGACCTATTGAAAACCTATGGTGGTTATTTGAGAATCAGAAAAGAAAATGGTGTCAGATATCTTGATTACCTTGCTGATTATCCAAACACAAACACACAGGTGATTGAATTTGGTTCAAACTTATTGGATTTCACACATGATATGGTTGCTTCTGACATTGTCACAGCAGTAATTCCACTTGGTGCAAGGCTTGAAGATGTCACAGAAGTTGAAGGTCTTGATGCTTATTTGACAATCAAAGATGTCAATAGTGGTGTTGATTATGTGTATTCACAGGAAGCAGTCAAAAGCTATGGATGGATATTCAAAACAGTCAAATGGGATGATGTTCATGTTGCAGATAACCTTTTAAAGAAAGGGAAGGAATATCTGTCAGATATTCAGTTTGCACAGATTACATTGACAGTATCTGCTGTTGACCTTCACATGCTTCATGTGGACATGGAAAGAATCAAAGTCCTTGATAGAATCAGGGTCACATCAACACCTAATGGTCTTGATAGATTTTTTCCTGTGTCAGAAATGACAATTTATTTGGATAAACCATCAAACAATAAGTTGACCCTTGGGACATCATATTCCAAGAATAGTTTATCAACTAAAACAGAATCAAATATAACTTCAATCAAAGACAAGATTGAAGAACTTCCAAAGAAGTCTGAAATCCTTGAAGAAGCAAAGAAGAATGCTTCTGAACTTATCAAAACAGCAACCAATGGTCATGTTGTTCTTGGTGATAATGCAGATGAACTTCTTATCATGGACACAAATAATAAGAATACTGCTAAACATGTTTGGCGGTGGAATCTGAATGGTCTTGGATATTCCAAGACAGGTTACAAAGGAAGCTATGAACTTGCAATGACAATGGATGGTCAGATTCTTGGAACATTGATTGCAGGTGAAGCAATCAAAGCAGAACATATTTCAACAGAATACAAAACATCAGTTGAAAGACAAATTAGTAATGCAAAAGAAGATGTTGAAAATGATGTTCAGGAAGAATTGAAATCTTATTGGACAAAGACAGAAGTTGAAACAGCAATCAATCAATCTGCAAATTCAATCAAACTGTCAGCGAAAGAAACAGCTTCAGGATTGATTTCAGAAGCATTGAAATCTTATTCCACATCAGCACAAATTGAAGTTACAACCAATGCAATCAGTTCAGAAGTGAAGAAAAAGGTTGGTTATTCTGAAGTAATCAGTTCAATCAATCAATCTGCTGAATCAGTTGCAATTAAGGCTTCCAAGATAAAACTTGAAGGTCTTGTGACAGCAAACAAAAACTTTCAAGTGCTTACTGATGGAAGTATTATTGCTAAAAACGGAACATTCACAGGTAATATCACAGGTTCAAGAATCACAGGTTCAACAGTCAACATTACAGATTCAAAAGGATGCAAGATTGATTTGGATGCTTCAGGTCTTATAATTGAAGCGAACAAATACACAGACATTTTTGGACATCAAGGTGGAAAACTTGTCATTGGTACAACAGCATCTATTCTTGAATCTATGTTTTCACCAATCTGCTTTTATCCTGCTGATGGTGGTGTATGGAATTTACCTGTTGCATCAGGATGTAACAAATTCAGATTTGTGTGGAATGTTACGTCATCATGTTATGTTGAAATTCAGACATTATTTGGTGCTTATGGATTGACAGCATGGGCATCTGATAAAAAGCTGAAGAAAAACATTATTGATTCTGAAATCAGTGGAATTGATGAAATTATGAAAATTCCACATTATTCATTTGATTGGAAGAATAAAGATTATCATGTTGATTGTGGTTACATTGCACAGGAAATGGAAAAATTGAATCAAAGTTATGTAATAAAGATTGCACAACATGATGAAAAAGGACAGTACACAGGTGACAGTTATCAGATTGATGAAACTGCAATCATCCCTGTCATTACAAAGGCATTACAAGAAGTCATTGAAAGATTGGAAAGGTTAGAAGAAAAATGAATATACCATTATCAGTTTTATTAGAAAATACAAAAATCAGGATGACTGATTCTGTGAATAAAGTTATTCAGGAATCAAATCTTCCTGCTTATTTGATAGAAGGAATTCTGTCAGATATCCTTGCAGAAATCAGAAAACAGAAGAATCTTGAATTAGTATCTGACTATGCAAGTATGAATGAAGAAAATCAGAAAAGTGAAGAAGATGAAAAGGAAGGTGAAGAATAATGGCAAACATTAAACCTTATACAGATGAAATTGCAAATGCTGTCTATGGTGAAGAAGTCAGAAGTTCAATCATCAATGCACTGAATAAAGTCAATGATGATAATAACAGTTATCAGGACATCAAGAATCAGATTGTTGCTTCCAAGGATGATGTCAATGAAGCTGTTGCAGAATTTGATGCAAAGGTTGCTTCAGCACAGGATGCAACAACAGCACTTATTAATGCAACATCCAAAGGAAACACAGCAAAGTCTGCACTTGACAGTGCTATTACTTCAGCAAACACAGCAAGAACCAACTTGGTTTCTGCAACTACTTCAGCAAACAATGCTGAAAGCACACTGAAGTCAGCAACATCAACTGCACAGACTGCAACAGCATCTGCAAATGATGTGAAGAAAAATCTTGATTCTTCCATCAGTTCAGCAAACAGTGCTAAATCTGCACTTGATACTGCAATCAGCAATGCAAAGACAGCTAAATCAAACCTTGATACAAGTACATCAACAGGTAACACAGCAAAGAATAACCTTGATACTGCAATCAGTAATGCAACCAAGACAAGAAGTGACCTGAATGCAGTTATTAGTTCAGCACAGTCAGCACAGTCATCTTTATCAGGTGTTATTGCACAGGCATCAACAGCACAGACAAACCTTCAGAATGCAACCAACAGTGCAACCAATGTATTCAATCAGCTTACTGCTGAAAATATTTCAGCAAAAGCAAACCTTGATGCATTAAGAAGTGAAGACTTCAATGCACATGAAATTCTGTCAGGTGTCACAGATATCAGAGCATATCTTGGAATGATTGAAACAGAAGATGTTCTTGGTATCACAATGGACTACAAAAATAAGACCTGCACAAGAATAGCAGGTGCAAAGAATCTGACAGCAGGTGCAGACTTTGACAAGTTCAGCATGTATGGTGGAAGAAAAAGATGCAATGTGTCTGATGGTGGAACAATCAATGCTTACTATGGTGATGAAGGTTATACAGAAGATGGTTCAAATGGTCAGGTCATGGTGTATCAGCCTAAATTCTATTATCTTGTGTGTCCACTTGAATATGACAGACAGGAAACAGGCTATGGTTATCATTTAAGAAAAGCAAACTACTATGTTAGTGAAACACAAAGGGCAGGATTCAAACTTCATCCTGCATTCTATGACAAGAATGGAAATGAAGTTGATTACATCCTTATGTCAGCATATGAAGGGTGTATTTATGACACATCTGCAAATGCTTATTTAAAAAATGATGAAC